TTAAAACCAATTCACGCTCAAAGTGGTGTTATGGTTGGACCAACTATAACTGCACCACCACCTCCTGCAATAAGAAAACCACCAAATTTTATGGAACGAATGTCTGTAAGTGGGCCAGCAAGATTTTTAAGATCAGCGGTTGGAATACCGACTATTGTTGGATTTGATGCTTCTGGTAAAGTTGCAGATGCTTTTGGAATTGATGATCCAATGGGTAGACTTGCTGTGCAGTCATTAGGAGCTTACGGTGCTACAAGGGCTCTTCCTGCTCTTTCTGCCTCTGCTATTGGTTTAGGACCAACAGCGATAGGATTAGGAACAATATACGGAGGAAAAAAATTAATTGATGCTGGTATTGCAGAACGAAAAAGAATCAATGCTATGTCTCCTAAAGAACGTGAAGCATTTGAGCAAGAACAGAGAGCTAAAGCATTAGGAGGAGAAGCTTTAGAAGTGCTTGAAAATATTGATGTAAGAGCAGGAAATATAAAACCTAAAACACAAGCAAAAGTAAGAGTAAAGCCACCAAAAGGTCAGCCAGGCTCTGGTAGATTGTCTGATAGAAAATCAAAAGGTGCATTACAAGCCGAGGGAGATCAACTTGTTAATGATGAGTTTGCATCAGTAGATGGAGCAACAGATATTAACAAAATTCAAAATAAAGCATTAGGTTTTGATGAGGGTGATATGCAAATGCCACCTACATCTGATGTTCTTACAGCAGCTGGAGAAGATGAAAAAAATAAAAAATTAACTGAAATAGAAAAACAGAAAAAAACATTAGAAAAAACTAAAAAACCACCTCCAACTACAGCAGCCATTACAACTGGTGGAGATTCTTTTGATCAAACAATAAAGTTAGCTAGAAGATATCAAGCTGAATTAGATGCAGGTGATAGATCTCAAGCTAAGTTAGTATTTTTAGCAAATTTAGCATCAGGTTTATTAACAGGTAAAACTACACAAGGTGGATTAGCAGGTGCATTAGAAGTATTTGGACAAGCGATAGGTCCAGCTGTAAACAATTTTGCTACCATAAAACTTAAAGAGGGAGAGTTAAGAAGAAATTCAAGAGAAGCGTCTTTAAATGCTGCAATAGATCATATGAAATTTTTAAATGATTCTAAAAAAGTTGTAGATCCAGCTGTTGATTCTTATGGAATAGTTCAAATAAGAGATGTAAACGGTAGATTAATTAATAAAAAAGGTATTAGATACAAAAATGGGACAGCAGCCATACCTGCGGGATTAGGGCCAGATGGTAGAGAAAGATATGTGCCTATCGCTCAAGGTGGCCCAATAATGAGCAGTGGGCCTGATGGTATTGCAGGTAACGAAGATGACGTAATAATAGGAAATTTTGAAAACTTTTTACCTCAACAACAAATCAGTGATAAACTTTTTGAAATACATGATGTTTTAGGAAATAGATATAATGCTTTATCTGTTGCAAGAGATGTACTTAGAACTTTAAACCAAGTAGATGCAAAAGGTGAAAAACCAAAAGCCGGGGCTGCATTAGTTGTAGATTCTTTTATTAGAAGATTTACTGGTGTTGCAAAAGAATTAGCATTAGGAAAAGTTACAGATGAAGATTTTAGTAATTTAACACCACAAGCATTAAAAGTTAAATTAGATCAATTATATAATGAAGAAGTTGCGAAAATTGAAACAGCTGATTTAACAGAAGAACAAAGAAAAGCAGAACTTGAACTAGTTGATAAAGAAAGATTGTTAAACAAAACTAAAGATAGATTGAAAAAAAGAGGGTTATTTTCAGGTCTTTCAAGAGCAGAACAAGAAAGACTTGCAGTTCAAGAAACAACCCTTGTATATGCTTTAGCAAATACATTTAAAGATCAAGATCGATTAACACAGAGAGATATTGATGCTGCAAGAAACATAGTTAACATTTTCTCTTTAACTAGATCATCTGAGGATGTTAGAGCTTCAATAGAAGCTATAGCACAACAATTAGAAGCTGACATAAAAAGGCAAGAAGAATTATATGCATTAAGTGGTGGTCTTGAAACATCTGTGCAACAATTAAGAGGATTGAAAAATTTCACACCATTTAGACCACTTGCAGGTGGATTACAAGAACAATTAATGGGTGATCTAACTGATGAAGAAATAAGAAAAAGATTAGATGAAATGGATTTATAATGGCTACTTTAAAAGAAATACAAGATGCAATTGATAACAAAACTTTTGATCCTTCAAAGTTATCAAGACAAGAAAGAAATTTAGTTGATGAAGCTATAAAACGTGGTTTAATTAAAGGTCCAACAACTGGAACTATTATTGGTCAGAGAGAATTAGCAGCTAGAGACGTAGCAACCATGGATGCAGCATCTAAAAATCCTATAGGTGTTGCTTTACAACAACAAGACAGCATTTTAAAAGGTCGTAATGAAGCTATATTAGCTGGAGATTTAATTGGAAGTATTTACCCATATGTAGCTGATAGAAAAAAAATATTTAGTGCAGCAAAATCTAAAATACCTGGCAACAAAGATACAGGCTTATTTCCAAGATCTAAAATTTTTAATAA